TCTGCGTACTCAATAGCTTTCTCAAGAGCTTTGACCTTAAGTGTTTTATTAGGTCCGTACCATGCGCTTGAAAGACGTGAGTCAGCCGAACGCCCTACTAAGTGATCGGTCATATAAGTTACAGCGTTGAAAGGTTGCCACCACGTACCTTCTGCAAACTTTGCACCTGGCTGTTTGTTAAGAACATCAAGAGCTCGGAAAGCATTGCGAGACATTTCCTTTTCTTTACTCGACATAGCAGGAAACACTTCCATAAAGTACTCTTTAACTTTCTCTGCTTTGTACTTTTTAGATCCTAGGAATTGAGCCATCTCTTTGTATTTGGCTAGTTTATGAGTTGCAATTCCTAACTGCTCTTTAACCTTTGCAGCATCAAAAGCCGACCGATGCGATACTTTAACCATATTGTCATTTTTTGATGCTAGACTTAAAGTTAAAGTATTATTGCATACAACTCGAACAGGAGTAAAACGAACGTCAATAGATTGACCAAACTTATGAGGATTAGTAAAGAGTAAGTAAGAGTCTACCTGATCGCCCTTGAACAATTCAAAAGAATCTTTAACCTTTGCTAAAGCCCAAACAATCTGACCTTCTTTCAGTGATCCTGCTGTATGCATTTCAAGATCTCCTGTGCGACAATATTCATCAAAGAACTCAAATGCTTCTGCGTTCTGAACTGGATTCCAGTCGCTAGAAACAACATCGAGAATCTTATCATCAGTATTACGTACTAATGCTGACCAACCTACGTTTACTTTTTTATCTTTAATAGTAGCAAATGCTGGAACTTTTTGTACTTCCCAGTCAACTTTTGCTTTCTTTAACATCTGTGCTGGTGACAGATCAGCAGGAACTTTTTCGCCTAACCCGTGCCATGGTACAGATCCTGCATACGCCATTGTTTCAACTAAGTGTGCCATTACAATTTTCCTTTATAGACTTTGAACAAACGTTGATGCTGCTGTCCACATTACTTCAGCCAAATACGGCTTACATAAAAGGACTCCGACTACTGCTCCTACTAAAAACTTACCCATTACTAACTCCTTTTTGCTCTATCATTTTATTATTATAACGAGAATAAAAAATTAAGGCAACAAAAAAAAGCCCGCGAATGCGGGCTTAGTCATATATTTAGTCATACGTCATTCTAAATCATTTCGAATTTTCCCTCCAAGTTTTTGAATGACTTCATCGATACGAGTCCTCCAATAACTAGGAACAAAACATCTAAGAGTGTTTAGAAACTTGACTAAATCTTTACCTTCCATGCTATGACTTATCTACAAATGACTTCAGCTTCTCGGCTTCCAACAAGATTTGCTGGGTGTCGGGAAACTCAGGAACTTCAGTGATGGGTAGATTACGCTTGTCGGCGTTTGATTTAACAACTTCCCAGTTGGTGTAGTAACGCTGGTTAAGTTGATCTTGAGCGAGCTTAATAAGCTCGAGACGGATTTCATACGGAGTTTTAGCTGTCATGGTACTTCCTTTCTGTGTTGTGTGTGTAGTGCCAGCTTATGCTGGCTTATTATATAGCTGGTACCCCGGGAGGGACTTGAACCCCCGACCAAGCGATTATGAGTCGCCTGCTCTGACCGACTGAGCTACCAGGGCAATTTTTAACTGTTTAGAACTTTTGCAACGGAGTTTATTACTGCTGCTACTCGACCAACATCCCTTAGTTGTTCAATTGTCATACCTTCTTTACGAAGGGTGTCATAATGTGCTTTAACACAGAAATGGCACTTACCAACAATAGATGCGGCTAGGGAGTATGTTTCAAAGTTTAGTTTGGTAGTCCCGCCGTGTGTGGCAATTGCATTCATTCTAAGCTGGGCTGGAAGGCCCTTAAGCTGTTCGTCTTCGGTCATTTCAACGTAAGGATACCATACATTGTTTTGAGCCATAATAGCAGATGCTATTAGCGCGGCGTCTCGTTCTTTGGTATCTTCAATACCTGACTGTATAAGTGAGACGAGTTTTCCATTACCTGTTGCCATAGCTGCGGCAAGCGCGCAACCAGAAGCCATCCCAGCGTCAATAGTAGAACGATTAATAACGGCATCCAAATTAAGTCTTGTGTCTTTAGCATATTCCGGTAATGCCTCCTTTAATTGATCGACCCAACTCATAGAGTCTCACCGCCGACGGTGCGGTTGCATGCACATAGTTCCCCAGTTTGAAGAGCATCTAAAACACGTAGCGTTTCCTCAGGAGAACGTCCAACATTGAGATTGTTAACTGTTACATGTTGAATAACATTATCTGGGTCAACAATAAATGTAGCGCGCAATGCAGCACCCGCGGGATTATAAAATACACCAAGCTGTTCTATTAAAGATTTTTCCCAATTACGTTGGGTGTCAGCAAACTGGATGTGCCTAATTTTAGAAAGATCAGGATGAGCTTTCTGCCATGCGAGCTTGCAGAACTCATTATCAGTGGAGCCGGTTAGTAGCACAGCATCCCTATCGGCAAAGTCTTGAAAAAGCTTATCATATGCTACAATCTCTGTCGGGCAGACAAATGTAAAGTCTTTAGGATAATAAACAATTATTTTCCACTTATAATCAAATGATTTTTCCGTAATGTCAAAAAACTGGTCGCTACCAGGATTCACTCCAGTTACTACAAAAGGTTCTAACTTATCGCCTACTGTTTTCATTTTTTCTCCAATTCATAAGAGCACCATTGCTCTATCATAAAATATATATTCTATTAACTACTGTGTATTAATAGTTTTAACAAATAATTGTTTTAATGGCAGCCATTGAAAAAATTAATAATGGCCTGACTGGCAGGGATCGAACCTGCGACCCACAGCTTAGAAGGCTGTTGCTCTATCCACTGAGCTACAGTCAGATATCTATTTCAAAGCAGGCTTGTCTAATGCTTCTAAAACACAGTCTTCCGTAGATAAGATATCTTGATAGTCGTCTTTGTATGAATTAGGGCTGGGTAAGTCACTATAATGATCCCAGTTATCTTTTTTAAAAATCATATCCCAGTTATCTTCAAACGTTTTGCGATCAACGGAGAATGGTCTTGACATACTTCCTTTGCTCATAATTTATTTGCTTTGATATCTAACGCGGCAAGACACCGACATCTGTGAGTTTGCTTGTTTAAGTGCTTTTTCATAGGTATTTTTTTTCGCCAAACAATCCTTCTCGTGTTTAAATTCGTCCACGATAGCAAAATTATCTACAACTCCTAACCAAATAATAAGTAAATAAGACACCATAGCTGCCTCCTATTTGGTGCCCCGTGACAGAATCGAACTGCCGATTGATGATTACAAATCAACTGTTATACCATTTAACTAACAGGGCGATAATTAAACTTTCTGTAAATCTTTCTTAACCAGGTATACGTAGGTATATGCGTTTTGTTTGGTAACTTCTAATGCTTCCATAACCTTTGTAATTACAAAAGCCTCGCCTTGCTCTTTGTGTTCAAAGTATAGTTGCTTGGCTACTTCTCTCTTTGAGCCTTTTCTACTTACTGGTGTTTGCCCTTGGACCTGCTCCCCCGCGTTAAAAGCATTTTCACCAATTAGTGTTTTAAGAGTTACAACACTGCGATTAGCGCGCTCAACTATTGCATCAGGTGAAACGTCCTCGCCGTTAACGAGCTTTTCTACGGCACTCATAACGAAGACGTATGCTTTGCGTTGATTGTTTTCGTTAGGAAGTCCAAAGCTTGACATAATCTGATTTGCTGCTTTTAGCCGATCAGGTTGATTGTCAAGATAGTCTCGCGTACGTTGAATAGCAATGACGGGTGACATACCTTGAGAAACGTTAATCTTTTTAAGTACGGCTGCACTCATATAATCTCCTAATTTTTCAGTACATTTAATTATATGAAATTATGAAAATTAAAGCAACCCTACGTCTTGCTCTGGTTTAAATGATATGACTTAAATATTGTCATGACTTCGCTGACGTATTCTTCTTTGCGTTTAAAAAATACTTGAGGTTGGTCGTCCTCTACGGCTATGAGGATTGCAATATAAGGAACCTCCAGATTATACCTCTCCTCTATCATCATAGCATAGGCAGTAGATTGTAAGAAGTAGCTTTTAATCCATTCTTCTTTTTTAAGACTCTTGGATGTTTTATAGTCAGCCACGCACGGGTATCCATCATACTTACAAAACACATCGCAGGAACCTGCTGTCTTTAAAACATCTGAATAGAGGAAAAGTTCTACTCCCATTACTTCAGTAATACTAGCATCAACTCGAGGTTTAAGTTGGCGAAATAACATCTTACTAATGGGATTGGCATTGGCAAGATAATCACTTTTATTTAATACATAGTCTTCCATTATCTTGTGAAGCTTTGTACCGCGATTGGCTGCTTGAGCAGTAATCTTTTTAGCCTGATCGTGACCTATTCTGTCCCTCCACTCCTGTATGCCTTTCTTGCTTAATGTAGAAAGTACGGAAGTTACAGAGGGATATTTTTCACCAGATGGTGTAACGTAAAATCTCTTACCGTCAATCTCGACTCGCTCTAAAGAAAGACTGGGTAAGAATTTATGTTCGAATAGTTGAGCCACGATGTTTTGATTTAATATTTTTAAGAAGATCTTTGAAGCCAGCGGCTGGTTTTTTTATTCCTGCTCGGACTGGATCCATAACCCCTGGCGCTTGCTCGTCAAAATGTCTTTCTAGATGAGGGTTGTTCTTTTTAAAATTGTCGTACTCAGACATCTTGCATGTATGTTCTTCTATCTGTTTTGTCTGAGTGTTCAAAAAAGTGTATGTTGGCATTATTTTTTATTTGCAGCTCTTCGCTTGCGCCAAATATAGTTAGTAATGTTTATAGAAATATTCTCTACAAAGCCCATGGCCTTGCTACGCCAAAACCAGTTCATAAAGTCTCCTAAATTGCTTCTTCGTAACTCATAATCTTTTTTAAATCTTTTGCTCTAAACGCGTTATCAAAGTTTCTTGGCTGTTTGTTTTTTACCTGCTTAGATTTCTTTGCAATATGATGGCTATTTGCATAATCATCAAAAACAGCCTGTTTGTTATTTTTGCGTGATGTCTTGCTCATTGTTCTCCTCTTGCGGCAAAAGATCAGGGAAAGCTTGTCTTACTATTTTTTCTGTAATACCCTTAAATGGAAGTTTTTTATCTTTAACAGATAAAAGTAACTTTGCGTCTTCAGAGTCTATTGATTCAAGTAACTGAATAAAAAGAAACTCTCTTCTGAGTGGCTTAAGATTGGGATTACCCCCCTCCACAAATAGATATAATCTTTTTATTTCAGAATATAGACGGCCGTCAGCATCGTAGCCTTCAAATGGTCTGTAAGGAGGGTTTCCTTTTGGTAGAATAAATTTAAGGTTCTTATCATACACGTATCGTAATAGCTCTTTTACAGCAACCGATCCGTTTTGTCTTAAAAATAAATGCCGATCAGAGGCAGGAGTAAACTCAGATACTTCTTTTAAAATTAGTGATAGTTTTTTTCTCATAGAAAATCTTCAATCTTTTCGGCAAGGGTTTTAAGGTTGTGCTTGGCAAAATAAAGTTCAAGTTTATCCGAGGGTCTATTGGCCTGTTTCTCGTATTCAAAAAGAATTTTTTCTTGTATGTTTTGAGGGACGTAAGTTAAATCAATCAGCGTTTCGTTACGAATCCAATTTTTGAGCAGATCGTCTTTGAAGTATTCTCTTGGATTGGCAATGTGGATGTATTTGTTTACAAACATTTTCTTTTGACGTTCGCCATTAACGATACAATCATCGTTTGAGAGAATGTTAGGTATACCGTCGCCACGGTCACCTTTAAGAATTAATTCACGTGTAAACATTACGGGGTTGCTATGGGTTATAAACTTTTTTCTAACTGGATCATACTGACTAACGTTACCATAAATGTGAAGCTGAGCAAAATCTTTATCGCCGGAAAGAATTAGTATCTTATCTCCTGTATTTAGCATGTTACCAAATTTATGTACAAGTGTGCCAATTATATCATCGGCTTCAGCGTGATCTACTTGTATAACACGATACGGTGATACTTCTTTTAGCTCGTTTCTAACTTTATTAAGTATGTTAAAAATGTTAGACCAGTCTATCTCAGATGTTTCTCTATCCTTTTTTCTATTTGCTTTATACTGTGGAAACACCTGCTTACGCCAGACGTTCTTATCATCGCACGCAATAATAAGATCTCCATACTCTTTAAACCTTGATTTTAACGAACGAATAGAATTAAGAACCATGTGTCTAAACAGGCTCTCATCAATTTTAACATCAGTATGATTTCCAATTTGTGCCATAAAGTTGGATATCATGACCTGATTTAAGTCTAGGATGATCATTTTTATAATTATAAAGGCATTACATAATTAAATCAATCGATTAGGCGTATAGTACTTTCCGCTGCTTTCTGTAAAGGATGCTCTAGTCCTTTTTCTCTAAAGATAGCTGACTTAACCGATTCACAAATTAACCCTATGTCATAGTCATTTTTTAATTCAATAGTAAATGTTTCCAAGCTTTGCATAAGACCCGAAACTACATTGTCAGTGATCGTATCAATAGCGTCTATTTTATTTTTTGTAACTTGATCTATTACTTTATCAACAGTAAGCTCGCCGTGTAGTGCGTCGGGAGCAGGGAACAATATTACATTATTTGCTCTCATTAAAAAACAACTTTCTCAACCGGTACTAACAAATGTTTTCTTCTAATATATTGTGCCATCGTATGCATTAAAGCTTGATGTGCATCTTCAACTATACCGTAATTATTATCTTTAACGTGCAAAAATATGTCGGCTTTTCTTTTAGCTTCTCCGCCATCAAACCCGACTAGTGCAATATTATACATTCCAAGGCTTGTAGCGGTATCTATAGCATTTAGAATATTTTTTGATTTTCCGCTAGATGATATTGTAACTAAAACATCACCTTTGTTACCGAGATACATTAGTTGTTGTTTAAAAATCTCACTGTAGGAAATATCATTTGAAATAGCAGTAATTAAACTCATATTACTTACCAGACTAATGACACGCGGAAATAAGGATGTATTAGTATTAATTCCTTTACAGTGGTCACAGGTAAAATGTTCGGAGATGGCGGCAGATCCGCCATTACCACACACAAATATTTGTTTGTTATTAATTATAGCATCTTCTAGTGTATGGGTAGCAAGATTAAATTGGAGGTCATCCACTGAGCTCAAAGCTATGTGGAGCTGGGAAGAATAAAAATCAAGTGCGTGACTTGGTTCGTTAAAACTTTGTTGTGTTGTCATAATACACTACCTCAGCACCTCGGTCAGAAAAATTAAAATTATCAAACAACTCAAAATTACTTAGTTTAGAAATAACTCGGTTTCGATATTTTGGCTTAACATAAAATAATAAGAACCCACCTCCACCAGCACCTAATATTTTACCACCTAGTGCTCCAGCTTTAATAGCCTCTTCGTATATATTATTAATACTTTCATTAGATATATTATCTGCTAGACTGCGTTTTAATTTCCAGCTTTCGTCTAATAGTTTACCAAAGTCGTCTAATTCATTCTTAACAAGCATGGACTGTCCTAGGTAGGCGTATTCAACCATTCTATGCTGCGTTTTCCATTTTTCGTCTGTCTTCATACCTTCGGCATGCTTACTCAAAATGTCATTGGCTGTACGCTTAACGCCTGTATATACCATAATAAGATTGTCTCTTAGCTCTTTTAATGTGCTGCTAGCAATATTAATAGGTGTAACGTTAACGCTTTCGGTCTTATTAAACTCTATTAGGTTAAACCCACCAAATGAAGCTGCGTACTGATCTTGCTTACCCAGCGTATCCCCGCACATTACTCTTTCAATATTAAACGCTGATTCTGCAAGCTCAAAACGGGTGTCACTTCCTCCCGTTGCGTGGTCTAGTGCTTTGCAAAGTGCTACGGTGTACGTTGAGGATGACCCAAGTCCGGTACCTTTAGTTGGTATTTCACAAAACGAAGATATTTCTATACCGGTTTGTATATCAAAATACTGTAATGTGTTTCTAGCTCTATCGTGATTTAATTCACTAATAATATCTACTTGTTCGACTCGCTCGTACGATACTTTAACTCCTCTATTTGGTGTTTTGTTGACAGCAAGGTACATATATTTGTCTATAGTGGTGCTTATAACTGCACCTTGTGAACTAGAATAAAATTCTGGAAGATCGCTACCACCACCTAAAAAACTAATGCGCAGAGGCGCTCGGGCAAGTATCATAGAGGATTATATGTAAATATCTGTGATTGTGTTTTCCTACTCTCAAGAGTAGGATATTTGTCTTTAAGGCCTGTAAGAAGATCCTCCCACTGCTTAACTATTTTAACCCAAGAAAATCTACTATCAGCGTACGCTTTAGCAAAGTTTAAGTATTCCCGAGTATCATCTCTATCAACAATACCGATAGCGTGCTCAAGGGCACTATAAAAAATATTGCAGTGAGTATTAGGGTCATTATCTGATTGGTACATATAGGTCATGCCTCCGGCGGTATCTGGTAATCCTCCGTTATTAGAATGTACACAAAGTAGCTTGGCAGACATTGCTTCAATTAAACTTCTACTATTACATTCCATCCAAATAGATGGGTAAGCGAAGATATGTGCTTTTAGTAAGTGATCTTTAACAACATCGTTAGGAGCAAACCCATGATATGTCATTTGAGGATGGTTGCGGATCTTCTCGTAAAGCGGTTCAAATTGTTTATCGGCGTCTGGCCACCCATAGATTTTAAAGCTAGAAAAAACATCAAGGTGAATGTTTTTGTACTTCTCAGCAAGCTTTTCAAAAACTGGTACTAGTAGTGAAAGCCCTCTTTGGGGGGTGGATGTGTAGATAAGTCTTATCTTATCGTATTCTTTACTAACGCTTGGTAGAGGATCGATAGGTGTTTCTAAAACTATATGATCTTTAGATGGAGGAATACCTAAAAAATCTTTGTAGCGGTTGTACTGCCAGTTACCGCAAAATACTAACTTATGAAAACGACGCCTGCTATTTTCTTCTTTTAAGTGATTGGTTTCAGGGTCTTCTGGAAGATCGTGTAACCAATAAACTCTAATTTTATCTTCTTCAATTTTACGGATACGGGAGCATATAATTTGAAAATCATCTGCAAGACCTTCTGGTAATCTTTCTGCTAATCCTCTTTTTACACTCTCCGTACCACCTTGACTATTTTTACTAATCTCATTTTCTTCAAACGCCATTTTTCTCATTCCATTTCATAGTATAGTAATCCCACGATGTTTTAATTATGCGATCAAGTTCACTACTTTCGTAAATGAATGTATAGATGTTCAAAAATCTGTTTGCATCAGCAACGAGATATTCTGGATCACCGATCCTTCTTTCTCCTTCAATGACATTTACTTTCTCCCCTGTGACCCGTTCAAACATACTTACAATATCTCGAATTGTATGACCTTTAGTGGTGCCAAGGTTGCAAGTATCGTACGGGTTAGTTCCGGGGGTGGATGATTCCTCAAAGTATTTTTGCATATGGACGTGTGCTTTGCATACGTCTTTAACATGAATATAGTCTCTTACGCATGTACCATCTTTTGTATTGTAATCCGTACCGTTGATAGTGAATGGTGTTTTTGTTTTAGCTGCGAAGCAAAGTCTTTGAATAACATGACCTGACTCAAGATGATCGCCTACCTCTCCATAAGCACCTGCAACATTAAAGTATCTAAATGTAAAGAAGTTAATGTTGGGGTACTCCGCTGCCACTATACTAATAAAATCTTCGGCGAGTTTTTTACTTCTACCGTATGGATGTATAGGTTCAATAAAATCATGTTCGTTAACAGGAGAGGACTTAAGACTGTATACACCTGCTGATGATGAAAATATAAAATTACCTTTCCATCCTGTTGATATAAGTCCGTTAATTAGATTGATAGTTTCTGCAACGTTTGTTGAATAATATTTTGCTGGGTTGTTAAAACTATCCGGTACGCTTGCAATTGCTGCAAAATGATATACGGTGGTAGGCTTAAGAGCGGCAACCGCTGCAACTACTCCATCGCTTGCAAATGATCCTTTTACAAAGTTATCAACGTACGGATTTGAACCATCGACGATATCCACGCCGATAATTTTATCTCCCTTTTTATGGCTCTCTTCTTTATAGTACTTGCAAAAAGCTTTCCCAATGTAGCCATTACAGCCTGTTACTAGTATGGGCACTTATTCTTCTCCTTAGTTCTGAGGTACTAAAACCATGTTCACGGTTGTTAAAATAAAGTTCTATATTATTATCTAGGCAGTATTGTTTAGCGGTAAAATCGCGCCCGTGATAATCAGCACCAATAAATCTGACGTTAGGTTTGACCGATCTTAATATTTCTTCTATTTCGGTTTCGTACACATATGGTACTATTTCATCTATGTATCTGCAAGAATTTAATTGTACATAGCGCTCAAACATGCTTTGAACTGGTTTGTTTTTTTCCTGCCTCTCTATTGATGGATCTGCTTGTAATCCTACAATAAGATATTCACAATTCTGTTTGCATTCTCCAAACATTAAATTATGTGCGGCATGACATAAATCAAATGCGCCAAATGTAATGCCTGTTTTCAATCAATTGCTCCAAACTGGACTTCTTTAATAGAATCATATCTAAATGAGCGCCACTCTTTTTTATCTAAATCCCATACGGCTAAAGTCTCATCGTTATGAGTTTTTACTCTATCAGTTTTCTTTTCATGAGGGGTAATAACGCCTTCACGTAGAGTACATTTCATCACTCGCTCGGTACCGTCTTTTTTTGTAAACGTTACTTTTGCATCCATCAATTTTAATTTATCGCCTAACCAGTCTTTATATCCGCTCATTGCAATCATTTTATCTCCAATAAAAAAGGGGACACTAAGTCCCCTTATTGTACACTAAACTAGACTATTAAACCAGTCCAGCTGCCATAGCGCGGTAGCCTGCTGCAACAACTGAGCGCTTGGGGGTACCAAGGCGATACTTGTTAACAACGCGACCTTTAGTGTCTACATGCTTGTTTAAGTAGATAGGGAGACCCTCTTCTAAACGGAGCATAGAGACTACTTTGCTTGGGGAACCAATACCAAATTGTGAGGCAATTTGCTTGGCCGACAGTTGCTTACCTTCAAAGAAGGCTTTAGTAAGTTTCTGTTTCTGTGACATCATAGTATTTCCTTTCATAAGTTGAGTGGTTTATTTACTACCACCCTTTCAGTATAGTGGCCACTAATCAAAATATCAAGTATTACTGTGTACCCTTTTGAAGGACGGTAAATTCATGTCTCTGACTAGAAATATCAGCAAGTATAAAACATTTTTTAATACGTTTAGCTGCAGCTTGATCCTTCATGCCAAGTAATATCCGTTTATATACTCTGGACATTTTATAATTTTTATCTGTTAGTTTCATTTATTTTTCACCTGAAAGTAAGAGTCCTTAGCGTATTTTAGTACGCGCCCGTTTTGTCTAACTACAAAATAAAGTTTGCCCTCAATGACATCTTCATTGATAATATCACAAATAACGATCTCATTTGATAGTCTGTTTTTTAAACAAACATTAGTAATAGTTTTAAATTGTTTTCTATTGTTCATGATCGGTTAAAGTGTAGACCAGCTTTTGTAACGTAATAGCTATCTATAATATCTGATACTGGGTTACTAGCTGACTTTGATAATTTTAAATGGTTTCTTACATCAAATCCAGTTTCCATTAGAAACGATTCTTCCATGGCCTGTTTGTTAGAGTTACCCTTGCCTGTTGCAGTCTTTTTTATTACAGTTGGAGGAATAGTAGTAAAAGGTAATCCTTTTCTCCATAATAAGTATTTTAGTATGCCGCAATTCTCTGCAATATTAAATACTCTCCCCGTCGACGCAAAAGAATAATCTTCTATAAAAACATATTGAGGCATGTTGTCTGCTATCACCTGTATAATCCATTGAGATATGTGGTGATACCTTTCCTCATTGGTTTTATAGGGAGGTATTAAAGTACCGTATGTGGGGTGTTTAGAGCAGGCGAGCTTTTCTACAGACGTGAGATAGAAAAAAGAACAGAAGTCTAAACTAACTTCTGTACCTTCAAACAAGCAAATCGCCGGGCTTGTAAGTGATAGATCAATCCCTAATATCTTCGTCATCTAAATCATCATCTTCTTCTTGCTCAATTTCTGTGCCGCAAAATGGGCAGAAACTAACTTGTGAACCTTTTTCTAATAAACTGTCAACAGTAAATTCTTCATCACAATCGTAACAAGTAATTGATGCTGTCATACAATCTCCTGAAAGGTGTCTATACCAGCTTTATGTAGCAGATCTAGTCCTTTAGTATCTCTATAACTATTTTTCCAATAGACTGATTTGATACCAGCCTGTACGATCATTTTAGCGCACTCCACACACGGTGCATGCGTAAGAAACATGGTACTGTCTTGACCTGAGTTGCCCTGCCTGGCTAATTTACAAATTGCATTTGCCTCGGCATGAATAACTTCTGGTTTGGTCACTAACTGCGGACCATCCTCATTAAGTAATTCTTCTTCACAGTTATTATCCATTCCAGCGGGCATGCCGTTATAGCCGAAAGAAATAATATTTTGATCTTTGACTATAACGGCTCCTACTTTCAAGCGCCTTGCATGGGAAAGGTTGGCCGAGCTTTCAGCTACGGTCATAAAAAAATTAACAAACTTCTGTTTCATTAATTACACCAGCTTTGTTTTGCCTCACCGTAATATTCTCTGGCAAAACCATTACGAATTAATTCCGCACGAAGACTTACACCATTCAAAATAATATCTCCCAATACACGACCACCGAACTTATCCCATCCGTATAAGGTGACCTGATGTTTCTGAGTAGAGGTGACGGCCTGTTTTGTAAATGCTGATGCCATTTCTCCTCGTTGAGCCTCGCTTGGACATTGAGCGCGGTGTCCTTTTTCTGGGGTGTCAACTCCAAATATTCTGACCGCAAGTTCTGGCTTGAACGGCTTAGGAAGAAACGGCGCACTAATAACTATAGTGTCGCCGTCGTTTACCCTTAATATTTGAGCATCGTAAGTAACGCCCTGTGGCATCTTTTGGGCGTAGGTCGGAACAGTAACAGCAATAAGTAGTGCAATAAAGATATAAAGTTTCATTTTAGTCCTTACGTTTTGATTGTTTAAAGTAATCACACCAACCTTCTGGAGAGATGGGCCCTGATACAGCTGAGCATGCGTTGGGAGGTCTCCACATTGTACACTCTGAGCATTTTTGATTCCCTTTAGGTTTATCCTGATATTTGGCTTCTAATTTAGAATCTTTTCCTTCAGTAAATTGTTGAAAGCTTTTCATGCTGCTTTACCCCACACCTCACCCCAGTTACCTGACAATGCGCCTTTAGCATAATCAGTAGCTCTATTCTCAAAAAAGTTAGTATGAGTAGGAGCGTTGATCATCTCTTCAACCCAAGGTAGAGGGTTCTTTTTAACTTTAAAAATACCTTTCATGCCCATGGAGATAAGACGTCTGTCAGCAATGTAACGGATGTACGTTTTTACTTGCTCGGGTGTTAAATTTTCCATTGGTCCAATATCAAAAGCAAGGTCAATAAACTTGTCTTCTAGCTCAACCATTTTTTCAGCAATAACATATATCTTGGATTTTAAATTATCATTCCATATCTCATTATTTTCTTGAATGTAGGTCTTAAAAAGTTTAATCATGTTCTCTGTATGCATAGTTTCGTCTACGATAGACCAGGTAACTATTTGTCCCATACCTTTCATCTTTCCATGTCGAGGAAAGTTTAGTAGCATAATGAATGAAGAAAATAGTTGCATACCCTCGGTAAAAGCTGAAAACACGGCAATATGGGTTGCTGTATTTTCTTTAGTTGTATTCTGCCCAGATAGATCTAAAACGTACTCATGCTTTTCTCTCATCTCTTGATACTCCATAAACTGGGAGTAAGTTACTTCTGGTAACCCAAGTGTCTCTATTAAGTGTGAGTAAGCAGCAATATGAAGCGCCTCTCTTGCGGCAAATCCCATAAGCATCATTCTAATTTCTGGCTGAGGGAAGTAAGGTAAGTAATTTTTAACGTATCCACCAGCTACGTCAATATCACCTTGAGTAAAGAACCTAAAGATGTTTGTAAGGAATTGTTTTTCCGAAGGAGTTAATTTCTTTTTCCAATCCTTAACATCTTCCAGCATAGGTACTTCAGTATGAAGCCAATGAGATTGTTCGTGCTTGAGCCATGCATCGTAGGCCCAGGGGTAATGAAATGGTTTAAATGCATTTCTCTCATCGGTCATCTTTAGCTTTGTCATGAAGGTTCCTTGTTTATTATTTTGTTGGTTATTTATTTTTGATCCAAAAACCTAATCTATCACCAGCCGGGCTATAATACCACGACCACCCTGTGGGGGTAATCATAGAGTCTCCTCGCCAAACTGGTACGATCTCATCAGAGTCATGATTAGCAAAATCATCATTATAACGTAAATGTACTTCAATTACTTTATTACCAATATACTCAACATTAATCCATTCCTGGTAATACTTAAGATCGTAAAGCATTGCAGGCAGTGGCATATTTAATTCTACCTTACACCATCGAGAAAATCGATCTAGTCTGTTAGGATCGTTTCGAAACCCCTGTACAGTTAAATGCTGATGACCCCAATGGTAGTCTACTGATACGTGAGGACCTTTTAGTATCTCTGACCAAAAGAATCCGTCTGGAACAGCACTAGTATCTCCTTGCTCAATTCTTTTTATTTGAGCTCCTCGACCCATCATGTAAATATTTGTAATAGGTCTAACTATATAATCTCCAGATACAGGTACTGGTATGCCGGCTGGTGCGGCTCGCACCCCTTGTCGACGAGCAACTATAAGTTTATCATAAACCCACAACCACTGCGGCTGACAAGATTCATATACATCGCAATCGCTGATAAGCTGCATTACCTATCTCTCTATTCATCCTTCACAAGCAAGACAGGTATCACCTTCTGTTAGTGCTCTAAGATCGATCTCCTTGATTACTTCTCTTTCTATTTTCTTTGCTACTTTGTCGGCCTTGGCCAGTTTTTCACTACGACAATAATATAATGTTTTTAATCCACGTTTCCAGGCCATAAAGTGTACAGCGTGTAAGTACTTGATGTTTACGTCTGGCCTGAAAAAGAGGTTAAGGGATTGTGCTTGGTCAATGTAATCTTGTCTGTCAGCTGCGTGCTCCACAAGCCATCTTTGGTCAATCTCCATACTCGTTTTGAATACGTCTTTTGTCCAGTCATCAAGGAAATTAAGGTGCTGAACTGATCCGTCGTTTGCAATGATACTTGACCAGGTTTCATCGTAGTCCAAAGAGGTGTCCTCATTGCATTTCTCCCTAATAATTTTATCCAGCCATCGATTTTTATTTAATGATGACCCTGAAAGTGTATCTTGCCTGTAGGCGTTAGCCCGAAAAGGTTCAATCGACGGCGATGTATTTCCCATAATAATTGAACTAGAAGCATTAGGTGCAATAGCCAGCATGTGACTAAATCTATATCCGGTGCCTTGGGCGTCGGGAGCTTCCCCTCTCTCTTTTCCTAGATAGATGTTTGCTTGATCAAGCATTGCTCTAATATGTTTGAATATCTGTTTATTTCTACTTACTGCTAAAGCTGACTCCCACGGTAGATTGTTTCGTTGAAGGTAGGCGTGCCATCCAAGGGCACCAATACCGATAGAACGCTCACGCATTGCTGAATACTTAGCCCTGGAGACTTGCTCGGGGGCGTTGTCAATAAAGTATTGCAGAACGTTGTCAAGCATCTCGGCCATATCTCGAAGAAATATTGGATCGTCTTTCCACTCATCATAATACTCTAAATTCAAAGATGATAGGCAGCATACGGCCGTTCTATCTTTATCAGTTGGTAGAATAATTTCACTACAAAGATTTGACTGCTTAATAGACAGACCTAACTTCTTTTGAAACTCTGGCATCATCCTATTAGACGTATCAATAAAGTGTAAGTATGGTTCCCCAGTCTGCATTCTCATTTCTAAAATACGTTGCCATAGTTCTTTGGCCGATATCTTATCCCTTACCTCACCGTTGTGTGGATCTTTTAGTTCCCAAGTATCATCACAGTGGGGGTCAATCATGCACTTTTCTAACAGCAACATAAAATCGTCAGTAATGTTGATACCATGATGTAGGTTGAGCGTTCTCATATTAGGATCGCCCGTTGGCTTTCTCATCTCAAGAAAAATAAGAATATCAGGATGAGAAATATCCAAATAAGCGGCATAAGAACCCCTACGCGTTCTCCCCTGTCTATAAGCCAGGCTAGAAGCATCGTAAGTACGAAGATGAGGCATAACCCCAACAGATTTATCGTCTGCCGAACGAATTCCAATACCGATTCCAACACCACCTCCTAACATCGATAACCAATTTACCTCCGAGAGACAATCCACCAACCCTTCTGCAGAATCGTGCAAGTACGGTAGAAAGCACGAGATAGGCAGACCCCGATTAGACCGACCAAAGCTAAGAATGGGAGTAGAGTAAGAAAGCCAATGTCTAGAAGAATACTCATATAGCCTTTGCGCATGAGCTTGGTTCGTCCCAAAAGATTTAGATACATAAGCAAACCTTTCTTGAGGAGAGGTTTCGTCCTCTCTCATATAACTTTCTTTTAAACGTTTAAGCCCTAGTTCGTCAAATAATGAATCGCGGGAATAATCAACTTTGATGCCGTGAACTAGTTCTTCCATCTATTACCTCTTTATAATTTTTATTGTTTAATTTTGTCAATTACTGGAAATACATTACGAATAACTTTTGCACATTCTTTGGCTATTTCGATGTGTTCAAGTTGAGTGCCGTGGGCCGAACGTAGTTGAATGTAGTGAATCCATGATCTAATCGTACCATTGACATACAGTCTGGATACGGTATTACCTTCCGGGAGCACACTGCGAGCTTGTTCTTTGGCAATCCCTTTTTCGATTGCCCAGGTATATATTTCTTTTGATTTTTCAATTAAACTCTTCTGCAATATTTCCCACTGATAGGCAATCTTAATTTGTTCGTCATTACTTTCATCTATGGGGATGGAGTTTTGACGGTTACTATGGTCTTGAAACCTGCATTCTCTAAGAACAAAATCGAGCTCTCTAACTGGGTCACTATATCGTTGAGAGAACTCTTGGAATGAGAAACTTCTATGTCTGAGGATTTGTCTGGCAATATCTCTGGTGGTGGTGATTTCGAGACAGGCGTTGACCATTTCAAGGGGTGACCAATGTTGGTTTCGGATAAGGTATTGGATGAGTTTTTCTGATGTTTCTGTATTGGACTGATTGGCTGGATTGGAAACCCGTGCACAGAATGCAGCAAGGTCCTGAACACTTGATAGGGTACACTCATCTAACTCTCCTGACTGGGTGGTATAGCTGATCAATCTTACTTTCATACCTTCTTCCACTCTACAAACTTCAACCTCGCCTCCAAACCTTTAAATTGAAACTCTTTGACCATACCCTTTGGATCATAACCTTCAAGCACCATGTCATTAATATCTTTGACCCCTTCTATAGAAGAAGGCCATATCACAATATTATATCCTCTATTGACTATCTGTTCCATCTTCTTCACAATCTGCACATTTCTTGGTTCATTGTCATATACGTAGACACAATTTTGTAATGCAAGATCTTGACCGCAGATTTTATCAATTCCTAAGTCGGCCCCGGCCATTGCTACCGCATTATCTAAGAATAATGAATCAATAGGGCCTTCCACAATGTAGAACGTTTTAGTAAAGTCTACAGTATCTAGGCCAAATATTTTTGGTTTAGAATCGTCAAGGATGATGGTTATGTATCGTATTCCATCTTTCTTGAACGACCGTCCTTGAAAGCCAAAACACTCCCCCTCCTTATCCAAAAACGGTAGAATAAGTCTTGGTTCGTCTCCATCCTCGGTAGAAAATTTCTCCGGAATAAACGAATTAACCCACTGCTTGAACCTAGGACAGTAGAACAACTTATACTGTACTTCTGGAGGAATACGTCTATGGACGACGTAAAGCTTAGCCGGATGATCATGGGGTAGCTGTGATATTTTCTTTAGGGATCGCAATGGAGATCCTTTCAGATACCGGGGCCTTTCTATTTTGGTAATATCGGGCTTGGCTGGCTGTTGAACCTGTTTCTCCAGGTATTTCTCAGTCTTGTACTCTTTAAAGAGCTGGGGATCGATCCATTCTAGAAACTTACCAAAGATCATCGACGCATTGCAGTTATGACAATGAAAGATGAGCTTGTTTTGTTTCTCGAATATGTACCCTCTCGTCTTGTGCTTATTCTTTTGGGAGTCCCCGCAAATGGGACATCTAAAGTTATAGAGGGTGGGGGAGGAGCGTTTAAACCGGTCTAACCGGTTAGAGAGTAAATTTACAAACTTATGATCGATGTATAACATCTGGTACCTTTTTTCTTTCCGACATAGCGATTATAGAAGAAAGGTACTACAAAATCAACTTAGAATAGTTTATCCAG